CAGAACTTAAAAAAGCCAGCTAACACGGAGAACATAGCCATGTATGCAGATCGAAAACACGTCAGAGATAACACGGTCATAGTGCGATTTAACGATGAAGAGCTTGAGGCGATAAACGCACTTGCTCGGTATTCGAAAAAGCAACGCGCAAAATTGTTGTACGACATGGTTTCGTCTCAGGTTGAAGTGATGTTGGAACAGCATACAAAGAAGGCCGGGTAAATGAAGAATCTCTTAAGTATCGACTTTTCAGATCAGGAAATGAGCGCTCTGAATGCATATGCAAAAACCATGGGGGTTTCAGTGGGTGAATTAGTCGAATCCTCCGCGAGGAGGCATTTAGACACTGTTACGGGGCGTAAACCTAAAAGTGCTGAAATTATTCTTTTCAGAGTCTCAAAAGATATTGAGCAAGGTAGCTGATGACTCAATTAAATATAAAAAATTTCATGTTAAAAGCTGGCGAAGTAGTAAAGCTGAACGGGGTTCCGATTCAGCTTGCACAAGATGCCTACTTTGAAACTCATGAGGATAACTATAAATACCTCTTAAGCCAGTTTGAGTCAGAAACTCCGAACCAGGCCGCTTCACCAGATAACCTTGCAACGAAAAGCGAATCATTTGAATCAATGAAGGATAGCAAATGATCGCATATCTCGGTGGCGCTTCGATTACTAACAATAATCCATACCGATTCTTGAATATGGTAGTACGTACCGTAAGAGCGAAGTGCCTGGTAAAGGCTATCGTAGTTTCGGCCAGGCGCTTTAAGGTCATAAGTGACTATGTAAGACATGGTAATTCCTTTTCCAGTTTCTGTTTTTCATTAAAAGCCTTAAACGAAGGCCGATTATGACTATACCAACCGAGGTTCAATACCGCTACATGGTTTTCATCGATCACTACATCAGGAAGTTCGACAACTTCCCGAGCGTTGCTGTATTGGCAAAGTCATTTTCTGTGACACCAAATGCGTCTCACGAAATCGTTATGGCGCTTGCACGGAAGGGGTATTTAAAGCGAGTACCAAAGAGCAAGCGTTACCAGCGCACCATCAAATTCAAACAGTACATGACCAGCTGGCCGAAAGGGGAGGCCGCATGAATACGCTACTTGCACTGTGGATATGTGCGAACCCGGCAAACCTCCCGGCCGTCAATGATTTCAACGGTCATAACAACAATGCAATGCCGTGCGCTAACGATTTTAGTGTATTTCAACATCATCAATCCTCCCATTTGTTGTACGAACAG